AAGAAAGCGGATATTCCAACCTACCGCGTAACCGACTGGGAACCTCTGGAAGTCTCCCTAGTTTCGATCCCTGCCGACAATACCGTTGGCGTCGGTCGAGCCGGTGACAGGTACAGTCATACAAAGGAGCAGACGACCATGACTGACATGACCACTTCGCCCGAGGGCGACGAAGAGCAGAACATCAGCGAACATCTCGAACAAGCTCGGTCGCAGGAGACGAAGGCTCACGCCGTTATCGTCAAGCGGATGTCCGAGGTCCGGGCGATCGCAGACCAGTTCGTTCACATCTACCCAGACGCGGTCAAGCTCGCGGACAGCTACGTAGCGAAGGCGGGATTCACGCCGGACGGCTTCCGCAAGATGCTCCTCGAAGCGATCCGCCAGAAGCGGCCCGAGACCACCGACATCGGCCGCGCGAGTCCGGACCAGATCGCGGACCGCGCCGGCACGCCTTACGGGATGAGCGCACGCGAGATGCTTCACGGCTCTTCGCTTCGCGCGTTCAAGGGGACCGGGAAGCTGCTCGGCGGTCGAATGAGCGATCAGGAAGCGGCGTACCGCTCGGGCAAGTGGGCGCAAGCCGTTATCCACGGCGACGCCGAGGCGATGCGCTGGTGTATCGACGCAGGCGTGCAGATGTCCAAGGGTCACGGCGAGCGCGTCTCGCGCGCGATGGTCGAAGGCGTCTTTACCTCCGCCGGGTGGTTGATCCCGACCGAGATGGAAGCGGCGATCATCGCGAACCGGGAGCAGTACGGCGTCGCTCGACGTATCGCGCAGATCGTTCCGATGAACACGGCGTCGACGCAGATTCCGCGCGTCACCGCCGACATGACCGCGTACTTTGTCGGAGAGGGTACGGCCGGGACGGAGACGGACACCGCCGGCGATCAGGTGACGCTGACTCTCAAGGACCTGATGGCTTACTCGCGCATCGGGAAGTCGACGGCGCAGGATTCGGTTATCCCGCTCGCGGAGATGGTAGCCAACGAGCAGTCGCGCGCCTTCGCGATCAAGGAAGACGCTTGTATGTTCGTAGGCGACGGAACGAGCACCTACGGCGGCATCATGGGGATCATCACGTTGCTCGAACTCGCGGCTTACGCGGGCGGACGCTACGTGAACGTCACTCCGGTGAACACCTTCGGCGAAGTCACGAACACGGAGATCAGCGGGACGATCGGCAAGCTGCCCGTGTACGCCCGGAACGGCGCCCGCTGGGTCGCCTCCGGCGTCGCCGAGGCGTTGATGTTCTCTCGTCTCCGTCTCGCGGCCGGCGGTAACGATACGGGGACGCTCAACGGCGGCGTGCTCGAATACCCATACGCCGGTTTCCCCGTGAGCGTCGCCCATAACATGCCGGCCGGGGCGACGACCGACTACAACGCGAAGATCATGATCCTCCTCGGCAACTTCCAGCTCGGCGTCGCGTTCGGTAGCGGCTCCGGGATGATGATGACCGTCGACCCGTACACGCAGGCGGAACAGAACCTCACGCGCATCATCACGAGCGAGCGGATCGACATCGTCAACCACGGCGTCAACAAGTCCACGACCGTCGCCGGTTGCATCGTGGGCATGTACGGCACGACCTAATCCAAAACCGCAGTAACTCGGGGCGCCATCGCGGCGCTCCGCTCTCGAAGGAGAAGCACAATGTTTCCTACACCACGCTCCGTCGTTTGCCTTCAGGCACTCGGCACGACAAACGGCGAGACGATCACAGGCAACATCGATACGTTAAACGCCGACTTCCTCGTTCTCACCGTTCACTCGACCACATCCAACGCCGCGACGAATAAGCCGACCACGTTCAAGCTCTCGGAGTCCGATGACACCGTTGTCTCGAACTTCGCGGACGTCACGAAGTTCGTCGGCGGCGGCTCGGGCGGCTGGACGGTCCCCTCGTGGCATACCGCGACGAGTACCGCTCAGGGCGTCGTTCAGATGGAAGTCGACTGCCGTCACCGTAAACGCTACCTGAAGCTGACCATCACTCCGGTCACGACTCAGTCGTTTACCGCGATCGCATCGCTCCACAAGAACGACACGACTCCGCTTGCGGCCGATATGCTCGCGCTCGTTCGCGGGTAACGGATGGACCTCTCCGCGGAACGGGAGGCGAATAACCAGCGCCGGGCGGAGTTAAAGCCCGGCGCTGGTCCCGTCGCCGAGTCCGTCGAACGCGGTCTGCCGGCGGGCATGTTCGAGATGCCTAACGTCGTGGCGGTGATGTCCGTGCCGCGGCTCGGGTTCATGGACAACTTCACGTGCGCGCTCGGCGTGCTGCCGAAGTTCGGCATCCAGACGCTCACGCATACCGGCGCGTTCTGGGGCCAATGCCTAGAGCGGGCCATCGGCGAGTCGGAGAAGTTCTCTCCCGAGTGGATCCTGACGATCGATTACGACAGCGTCTTCACGGAGGGGCAGCTAGAGCACTTACTCGCGCTCGCGGCATCGTCGCCGCACGTCGACGCGATCGCTCCGGTTCAAGTCGGCCGCGCGGTCGGCACGCCGCTCTTCACGATCAAGGGCGAAGATGGCAAGGTGGTGCGCGAGATGAAGCGCGAGCACTTCGACGCCGAGCTGGTGAAGGCGGCGACGGCGCACTTTGGCCTGACGCTCGTCCGGATGGAGAAGCTCCGCGCAATGCCCCACCCGTGGTTCCATAGTCGGCCCGCGCCGGACGGCAACTGGGGCGACGGACGCGAAGACGATGACGTGTACTTCTGGAAGCAGTGGGAGCGGGCAGGGCACTCGCTCTACATCGCTCCGCGCGTAGCGATCGGACACGCCGAGCTGATGATCCGCTGGCCCTCGGTCGACTTCGAGATCACGTTCCAGCACCCGACCGAGTTCAAGCACGGCGGGCTACCAGAGGACATCTGGCGGTGAAGACGCTCCACGTTAAGCGGAACCCGCTAGAGGACCGAGTCGGTTCTAGCGTGCTCGTGGACGTGCGAGAGCGACGCGAGCCCGATGAGCGCCCGACCCTAGTCGCCGCCCACGCCGCGCCTGCCCTAGCCGTCGCGAAACGCCCGCGCTCGCGGTATCGGGTCACGAAGCCATACGGCCCATACGTTCGAGGGCAGATCATCGAGCCGACCGGCATCTATCGAGACCAGCTCCTCGCGCGCGGGCTCATCGTGCGCGTCGAGGACTAGAGCGCGCGCTATGAGCGAGAGCCTCTCGGACTTCTACACCGCGGCGGACGGGCTTACCGTCGACGCGGTTTATAGCGTCGGCAGCGCGACGGTTCCCGTGCACTTCGAGAGCGGATACGAGGCGGCGCAACTCGGCTCCATCGCCGGGATCGAGGGCGCGCGCTATACGGCGCTCGCCGAACTCTCGCGCATCCCGGCGGCGGCGCACGGGCAGACGCTTACGATCGCGGGAACGGTCTATACGATTCGTGGCGTCCAGGCGGACGGGCACGGTAGCGTGCTACTGGTACTCGCCGCGCCGTGAGCACGCACGTTCGTCAGTCGCTTCGAGAGGCGATCGCTACCGCGGTGACCGGGCTCGCTACTACCGGGGCGCATGTATTCCAGAGTCGCGTGTACGACGTCCAGGAAACGGAACTGCCCGCGCTGCTCGTGTACACGACGGCGGATGACGTTTCGGACCAGAGCCTCGGCGCGCTGATCGGTCGCTCGGTGCAGTGCGTCGTCGAGGGTCACGCGAAGGTCGCCGCGAACCTCGATGATACTCTCGACGCGATATCGCTGGAGGTCGAGAAAGCACTCGGCGTCGCGCTCTCCGTTGGCGGAACGAATATCCTGCTCGCATACGACGGCGCAAATATCGCGCTCGGAGAGACGGACAAACCTGTGGGCGTGATTACTATGCGGTTCAGCGCCTTGCTCTATACCCAACGAACCACGCCCGAGACGATCGGGTAGCAGTAACAGACGAAGGAGCGAACACCATGGCAAACGTAAGCATCTGGAGCGGCGTCGGCGTCGCGATCGAATCCGCGCGCGGTACGGCCCAAGCGCTCGCGACTCCGTTCATCTCGCAGGCGGCGACGGGCGTTCTCACGAGCACGGGCACGACGCTCGCGAACGGAGACTACTACCTCTTGCAGACGACCGGCATGGGGCAGGTCAACAACCGAGTATTCCGCGCGGCGAACAAGGCGACGAATACGGTGGACCTGGAGGGCGAGATCACGACGAACTATGACGCGTGTACCGCCGGGAACGCATACAAGGTTACGTTCGGCACGAGCATCTCGACGCTCGTCTCCGTGAGCGCGACGGGCG